AGAAACTCTAGATGATGCTATGGAAAGAATGGAGCAGAAACTCCATAAAGATGACTTTAGACTTGCTCGTCGTGCTATGGTTGATATCAAAAAGATTGAGGATGACGGCGAAGCCCTAAACAAGGCAGTCTCTAAAATCAATAATGAAATGAGAAAAGAGGGTCTAAACGACGACTCTACAGTTGTAGATTATATGTTCAAAAGACTAATGAACGGGATGGATAGTGATCTTCCGCCAAACCTGCGGGAAGAAATTATAAATTATATTCTTAAACTTCCTGGAAATATGGGATTAAGGGCTCTAAAGAAGGGACTTAACCCACAAGACCTACAGGATTTGAATGCTATAATCGCAACAAGCAAATCACTTCTCCAGCAATCTATCGAACCATTGGAACTTGCTATCCACGATTTTACAGTAGATCTTCTTAAGGGCTTGGAGAGTGTCTTTATCGCAGACAACGAAAAAGAAGTTATGCGACTCAAAGAAGAACTCGCAACTGCTGTAAGGGAAATTACCAATGTTGGTACTGAAAACCCTGAAGCAATGGCTGTTATGCAGCGACACCTAAACAAAATCAAAGACTTCTCTAAGATTACTACTCCAGTTGAGGCGGTGGTCTTCGATTATAACGGGCACACATATAAGTTCGCTGGTAACTTCGCTCCATTGAACCAGATTCTTGGAATGTTCCGTTATGGGAACCTAAAAAGAAAAACAAATGAATCTCTCAATGCTAATGCTAGAGTTATTACAGAAGAGGACGGAAAGAGAATAGCACTCTTCCCAGGTAAGTTTAAGCCACCACATCGTGGTCATTTTGATTATGTAAATAAGATTGCTAAACGACCTGATGTTGATGAAGTTGTTGTTTTGATTTCTCCCGTTGATTATCCAGAAGTAAGCAATGCACAGGCTCTCAAGATTTGGGATGAATATCTCGAAAATGGAGAATCCAACATCACTGCAAAAATTGCAGACTACCGCAGCCCAGTCCAAGCAGTCTATGAATTTGTTGCTGACCCAGCAACTGCTAAAGACGGAGATACAATCCTTTTAGTGAAGAGCAGCAAGGATGTAGGGGATACTCGCTTTGATCGTGCTCAATCGTATGCTGAGCGGCATAACCCTGGTGTAAATGTCGAGGACATCGTTGAAGACCCAGTTCAGTCTCGTGCTGGAGTTGTTTATAGTGCCCGTGATATGAGAAAGGCTATTGCTGATGGTGATAAGGAAACTTTTGTTTCTTATATTCCGCCAAATGCAGATGCTGATGCTATCTGGGCGGCGCTCACTACAACTACTGAAGACGTAACCAGTTTCATTGATACAGCCATTGAAGAAATGTCTGGCATGGCTGGTGGTGCTGTCGGCGGATATTCTCTCCCAATCGGCGGCACAAAAAAAAGAAGTACTACTAGAAGAGCGAAACGACAAAGACGGAGATAATTACAGTACTATGACTATTAACCGAAATGAACTAATCGCTGAAGAACTTATCAGAGAACACATTCGTAAAAGAATTACTCTAAAGCTTGAACAACAGAGACTTGCTGAAGAGAAGATAAGGAAAGCAGTCCGTCAGCTTATTGAAGCTGAGACAGGTACTGAGGAAGCTAGTCGTAGCACTGGTATCAATGTTCTAGCTGACTTGCTGGAAAAGATTATTCCAACTATTGAAAACGATTACAAGATGCTCACCAGCGATAAAGAGCAGAGAGATTCATTTAAGAACCACATTGTTCATGCCGTTGAGAATACCCTTCGCCCAATCGAAGCAGCAACTCAAGGGGAAGAACAAACAGAAAATATAGAATACGAAATCGATAGAGATACTCTCCTAGAGAAAATATCAATTGACCTAGACCCACAAGATGACGGGAAAGAAGAACAATCTGTAGAAGGTGAGTTCATTGATATTGATGGAGATGGCGATTCAGATGAGGATGATTTCGTAAAACTAGATGACCAGAATGAAACAGGTCGTAACTTTGCTGCTGTTACATTTAAGAAGGTAGAAAAACAAATCGTTGATGCCTACGATATGCTAGCAGACGAAACAGATCAAAATGTTTTCTACGATTACCTTATCACAAACTTGCTTCTCTATTTTGATAAGTTTGAAGATGAACTAGCCAACACACTTCCAGATGTTTCTACACCAGAATACGAAGAGGAAAAAGAAGACCTTGGAGATTCTAGTGAAAGTGAAATGGACCTTGGACTAGATATTTAATCATTTTTTCCCTTAACACCTTTTCAGGCTTCGTTATAATAGCTGCAAGCTGTTAAACAACGAAATCAAAACTCTTCTTTCTACTTTTCTTACTTTTTCTTATTTCTTACTGCTTTTCTGAGCTATAACTGTAGTAATGATCGTTAAGATTACGCTTTCAGTGTTCTTCAGTAGTAGAAAAGATCGATTTTCTTCCGACATGAAACTTGACAACTATTTAAACTTGGTGTATAACATTTTTGTTAGGGGGTAACCGGAATCGATTGACGTGAAAGATGAATGGGTGCAAGGGTGAGGGAAGCGTGGCTCACTAAAAACGCTTAAAACTATAACTGCAAACAACAACGCAGAACTAGCACTAGCAGCTTAATAACCTGACTAGACTTGAGGTGGCGACAACCGAAAAACAGAAAGTCGTATTTTTGTCCTATAAACGCTTTTGATTATTTGTGTGTAGCGAAACAAGTAATATAGTCTAGAGACTTGCCGACGATAAAAGCTAGTCTAACCTTGTGAATGACCTTGATTTGGAAACGGACAAGACGGGAGTTCAATTCTCCCTACCTCCACCAGCCGCCTTCGGGCGGCTTTTTTATTACTCTAAATACCCGCTCAGAACTAGTTATATAAACCCACTTTTTACGGTGAAAATATGAAGAAAACTATAATCTTAGATACTAATGTGTATCTTACTGAAGCAGGTTCTATACTAGCATTTGGGAAACACAACATAGCGATCCCAACAATTGTACTCGATGAAATAGATAAGCACAAACACCGACAAGACACCGCAGGCTTGAACGCTCGCACAATGAACAGGGTATTGGACACCTTGAGAAAAAAGGGCAGTCTTATGGATGGTGTTGCTCTTGGACGTGGCAAGGGCAAAGTATTTGCTGCTCATTATGATGAGAAGTTTATGCCACCAGGAATGAATGAAGACGACTCAGATAATAAAATCATTGCTATCGCACTCAGGTTAAAAGACAAAGGGCATGAAGTCGCCGTTGTATCACGGGACCTCAATATGAGAGTTAAATGTGATGCTCACGGAATCGAGTGTCATGATTACCAGCCACAAAAGGCTATTAGCTCAGTAGAGAACCTTTTTACGGGTACGCAAGAGCTAGAGGTAGAGTTTAGTACTATCGATAGATTCTATACGGGTGAGCCATTCATGTTGGAGGAGCAGAAAGTAAAACTCTATCCAAATCAATACTTGATACTTAAAAATGAAGCTACAAACAAATCTGCTATTTGTAAGTTCGAGGGGTATGATAAGCCCCTTCGAAAAGTAAATAAGTTTAAAAACATTTGGGGACTGTCTGCAAAGAATAAAGAACAGCAGTATGCTATGGACCTTTTGTTTGATAAAGATATACATGTCATTTCTTTGACTGGTCCCGCAGGGACTGGTAAAACATTGTTAGCTACTGCTTGTGCATTGGAGCAAGTTATTAACACAACAGGAGCCAGCGGAGGGTACGATAAATTAATTATAACAAGACCTGTTCAGCCCATGGGTAGAGATATTGGGTTTTTGCCTGGCACCTTGGAAGAGAAGATGCTCCCATGGATTGCACCAATACGTGATAATCTAGAGCACCTATTCGGTGATAGAACGGCATTAGATATGCAGATAGAGCAAGGCACAATCGAAATAGAAGCGATGACTTACATTCGTGGTCGATCAATTGCAAATGCTTTTTTGATTGTAGATGAAGCACAGAACTTGACGGCACACGAATTAAAGACTATAATAACAAGGGTAGGTCATGGCACCAAGCTCGTACTAACAGGAGATATCCAGCAGATTGATAACTCATACGTAGATTCAGTATCTAATGGGTTGACTCATGCGGTTGAGAAATTCAAGCAGTACGATATTGCAGGTCATATCACACTTACTAAAGGCGAAAGATCACAACTAGCAACATTAGCTTCGGAGATTCTGTGAAAGATTACATTTTTGAGAAAGTCAAAGATACTACACGACATTTTAAGTTTGGGAATGTTCCAGTTTTCCAAAGGGACGAACTAACAAATAATGTTGATGGTCAAGCGATCTTTCGCTCTATTGAAGATGTTATTCCCGCAAAGTTCTTCAAGGGGCTAAAAGGCGTTGAGATTGGTCACCAAGAGGTGTTTGATAAACGTGATGCAAACGCTGTCTATAAGGACGGAGTTTTCTATATTACACACGAACAAGACAACGCTGCCGACCTGATTGACGACATTATCCATGAGTTTGCTCACCACGTTGAAATGCTTTATCCAGAAGAGATCTACGGGGACGGGAAGATCAAACAAGAGTTCCGCAAGAAGCGTTCAGAGTTGGAATTCGAACTCCGTTCAGAGGGATATTGGACAGACGAGTTTAACTTCTTGGACTTAAAATATGACTACGCACTTGACGACTTCCTTTACAAGCGTGTTGGTAAAAACCTTCTAAGGATGATTACTACTGGTATGTTCGTCCGCCCTTATGCTTCTGTTTCTCTCCGTGAATATTTCGCAACAGGATTTGAGCAGTACTTTTTGGGGAACAAAGAAAAAGTAAAACGAATTAGCCCTGAACTATATAACAAACTTGAAGAACTCAGCAACTAAGAAAGCGGTTATACATTGGCTGGAAAACACATCTCCTACTCGGAGTGGAAGAACTGGGTTATTTGCCCATACTACCACAAACTTACCTACATTGATAAAGTCAAGCAGTTTGAAGGAAATATTTATACTGCTTTTGGAAAGGCTTTACATACCCTATGTGAGGAAACTCTCACAAAGACTGAGCAGTATAGGTCTCAGGAAAAGATCACTACCCTGCTTAAGGAACAGTTTGTAAAGGAACTTAAAGCCCTGCCGGCTGAAGAGCAGCAACGAGCAGTTAATGAGTTTGATTTACAGCAGTGGAAGCAGCACGGCATTGAAATCATTCCCGACTTGTTCAGAACTCTCTCAGAGAAGTTCGGCAAGCTTGGTCAGGATTGGAACGTTCTGGCTGCCGAGGAGCAACTCTATGAGCCTATCACAGAATTTACGGAAGCAGAGAAAAATTTTAAAGGCTTTATTGACCTCGTGGTTCATACTAAGAAAGATGAGAAGGTACATCTCATTGACTGGAAAACTTGTTCGTGGGGATGGAAACCTCAAAAGAAAAGTGACAAAACCCTAGCATATCAGCTAGTTTTCTACAAGCACTTCTACGCTCAGAAATATGAAGTTGATCCCAAAGATATTGAATGTCACTTTGTTCTGCTTAAAAGGACAGCGAAGCCAGGGAAAAAAGTAGAGTTTGTGAGAGTAACCGCAGCAAAGAAAAGAACTAGCGACGCTATGAAATCTTTGACGACTGCTCTTTACAACATCACAAAAGAGCGTTATATTAAAAACAGAACTTCTTGTGTAGAGTGTAAGCACCGACCAGGTGTATGCGAATTCTACAGGACAGAATATTGCAAATGAGGTATAAAATTGGATAAAAAAATAACGGTTCTAACCATTAGTGATCACCCTTTATTACCTTCTGGGGTCGGAACTCAAACGAAATATGTTATTGAGGCACTTCTCCGTAGCGGGAAGTTTAATATTGTTTCACTTGGCGGTGCAGTGAAACACGCTAACTACACTCCTACTAGAGTAGATGGTTTCCCTGGAACTTGGGAGATCTTCCCTATAGATGGATATGGAAACGCTCAGATTGTTAGCTCTTTCATAAACGAAAGAAAACCAGATATTCTTTATTTTATGACTGACCCTCGTTTTTATGAATGGTTGTGGGCAATAGATGATAGTATCAGGGAAAACATCCCAATGGTATATTATCATGTGTGGGATAACTATCCTTATCCAAAGTTTAATCAACGATACTACGAATCAAACGATGTCATTGCGTCTATTTCAAAAGTAACGAGCGACATTGTTCGAACTGTAGCTCCAACTGTAGAAGAACACTATGTTCCACATGCTGTTGATTCTAAAATCTTTAACAAAAAGCCAGAAGCTGAAGTTGAGAAACTTCTTAAAGCAAATAAGCCTCTCAAGGATCGGTTCGTATTTTTCTGGAATAATAGAAATGCCAGAAGAAAACAAACAGGAAGTCTTATTTATTGGTTTAGGGACTTTTTAGAACTAGAGGAAGTTGATCGTGATAAAGTGTGCTTGTTCTTGCACACAGATCCAAACGATCCTCATGGACAACCAGTTCAATACCTTGTTGATGATCTAGGTTTTAATGAGGGAGAGGTGGTGTTATCCACTAATAAACTCCCAGCAGAGCAGATGAGTTTGTTGTATAACTTGGCTGATTGCACTGTTAATATTTCAGATGCCGAAGGTTTTGGACTGGCTACTTTAGAATCTTTGTCTTGCGGAACACCAATCATAGTAAATATGACAGGCGGGCTACAGGAACAAGTTACAAATGGTGAAGAGTGGTTTGGTATCGGTATTGAGCCTGCATCAAAAGCCGTTATTGGATCACAAAATGTTCCATACATTCACGAAGATCGTATCTCCAAAGAAGATTTCATAAATGCTTTGTTGCAAATGTATAATAAGACCCCAGAAGAAAGACAAAAGCTCGGCGAGCTAGGTCAGAAGCACGTTCAAGAAAACTACAGCTTTGAAACCTTCGGGAAGCAGTGGGTAGATTTGATGACAAGTGTTCATGAGAATCATGGATCTTGGGAAACAAGAAAACATAAAAATATTAGGGTAGAACAACTATGAGCAAACCAAGAGTATTATTAGTAGGATCAGTTTGTAACTTATCGGGGTATAGCGAGCACGCTAGAACTCTTTTGGATTCCCTGATCGAGATGCAGGACACTATTGATTTGTATGTCCAGAATACTCAATGGGCTGCTTCAACTACAAGCAGTAAGTATTTTGAGAAGTACAAAGATCTAATAGTTAAAACAAACACCCTCTTTAACTCCCGAAAAGACCCAGAAGGAAGAGTTAATGTCGCTGGATTGTTTGATGCTACATATCAGGTGAGACCACCGAATGAGTTTCAGAAAATGTCAGAGAACGATGTCGGTGTAACAGCCGCACTAGAAACAACATTTGCCCCGCCAGAATGGGTCTCTAAATGTAATCTAATGAAGCATGTTCTAGTGGTCTCAGAGCACGCTAAGAAGAATCTAAAGAATACAAAAGATCAAAACGGACAAGGTATTTCCACACCAATCACGGTGATTCCATTCGGGTTCAATAGTTCAATTGAAATGTTGGACATCTATGAAGATATGGATATCACAACAGATTTCAACTTTCTTACAGTCTGTCAAATGGCACCAAGAAAAAACTTTGAGAATATGCTCACGTGGTTTGTACAAGAGTTCAAGGACGACGAGAAGGTAGGACTCTTTGTAAAGACACATCTCCAGAATAATAGTACGTTAGATTTTCACGCTGTCAGGGCTAGAGTAAATCATATCCTTGATGCAGCTTCAAAGGAAAGAAAGTGTAAGGTTTATCTTGTTCATGGGAATCTTACTGAGCAGCAGATGGCTTCTCTATATAACCCAGAATACGTTGATTGTTATATTTCAGCTACCCACGGCGAAGGGTTCGGCATTCCATTATTTAATGCTGCTTGTAATAGTATTCCAATCATTACTACAAACTGGTCAGGGCATCTTGACTTTCTCAGGGCACCTGTGCAAGTTAGGAAAAGAAAGAAAATCATAAGCCACTTCCTAAAAGTTGATTTCGATATCGACAAGGTAAAGCAACAACACTTGATGCCAGGGTTAATCACAGAAGATTGCCTATGGGCTTATCCAAAGGAAGAGTCTTTTAAAAAGAACTTAAGGTTCATAAGAAAAAATAAGACTTCATACCTAGAAGATAGTAAGAACTTATCACTACACTTGAGAGAAAAGTTTAGCTTAGAAAATATAAATAAGCAATATCAAGAGTTCGTTGCTAAAGATATTCAAAATATTGCTTGGTCATCTTCTGTTATGAAGGAAGTCGTAAGTGTCTAACACACAATATGACATAATATTTGTAGCAGATTTCTTCACAAATGAAATCCCTAATGGTGGTGGTGAAGTTTGCAACGAAGAGTTGATAAATCTTTTACGTAAAGATAACAGTGTATTGAAGTTACACTCTTATAAACTATCTGATAGTTTTTTAAAGGCACACCCTGATAGTTTATATATTTTATCTGGTTTTTTACTTGCTCCAAAAGAATCACTCTCAAGTTTGGAGAATATGAAGTATGTCATATATGAGCACGATCACAAATATCTACTGAACAGGAACCCTGCTGCTTTTAAAGAATATGTCTCTCCAAAGGAGAACATTGTATTTGAGAGTTTGTATCAAAACGCAAACTTGGTTGTTTGTCAGTCCAAGCTTCATCAAGAAATAATAAGCAAGAACCTACCAAACCTATCAAATCTTTATAACGCTGGGTGCTCCCTTTGGGGAGAACAAATAGAAAAGTTCAACCAGGCATCTAAAGATAATCAACAGCGTAAATCAAGAACAGCCATTTTAAGAAGTAATCAAACAAACAAGGGTCAGGATCTAGCACAGGAATACTGCCATAACTCAGGAATACAGTATGACTTAGTTTCTGCTAGGAACTCTGTTGAGTTATATAAGGTATTATCGGGGTATGAGACTTTAGTATTCTTGCCGAGAACACCAGAGACATTTTCCAGGGTTTTTCTGGAAGCTAAGCTTGCTGGCTGCAAAGTTATAACAAATAACTTGATTGGTGCTTTGTCAGAAAAGTATGACTGGAGTTCTAGGGAAAGTATCTTAGACAAGTTGAAACAAAAGGAAGCTGAACTCGTTGAGGCGATAAGTTCTTTATTCACTTCCTCAAAAGATACACAGCCAAGGAAAAAAGAAGTAACCACCAAAAAGCAGCCAAAGATCTCTATTATAACATCCGTCTTCAAAGGAGAAGATTACATAGAGAAGTTTCTTGCGGAGATGACAAAGCAGCAAAACTTTTCCGAGTGTGAAATGATCTTGGTGGATTGTAATAAACAACCAGGCTTTGAAAAAGAGGTAATAGAAAGATATCAAAAGCATTTTTCTAACTTAAGGTATCACCATCTTGAGAAAGATCCTGGAGTGTATGGTGCTTGGAACTATGGGATTAAAAACTCAAAAGGCAAGTATATTACAAATGCAAACCTAGATGATTTCCGATCTTATGAGCAGCTTAAAGTTTTGTCAGAGATGCTTGATAAGAATAAGGACATTGATCTTGTGTATCATCCCTTTATTCAGACCGACAAGCAAGAAGATACTTTCTATACAACTCTTTATAGGAAGACATATGAGAGTTATGATTTTTCTCCAAAAATGATGATCAAGTGCCTACCAGGATGTATGCCATTGTGGCGAAGATCCCTACATGATAAAAATGGATACTTTGAAGAAAAGTATAAACATGCTGGAGATTGGGAGTTTTGGTTAAGGTGCGTTCAATCTGGCAGTAAGTTTATGCGAAACAAAAAGGTGATGGGGTGTTATTATTTTAACCCTGAGGGTTTGAGTACTGCTGTTTCTAATAATCAAACAAAACATGCTGAAGAAATAGAAGTCTTCAACAAATATAGGGAAGTTATAAATGGAAAAAGCAACTAAGTTAGTTGAATATTATAAAGACGACAGAGGACAATCCATAATCGGTCCTTCTACAGCAACCATCTTCTATGGTCAATGCGGGGAGGACTTGGAGGTCTATGTTGATTTTATAGCTAAAAATAAAGAAGTATTCAGAAATAATGGAACCTATATTGAAGTCGGCGGCAGTGATGGAGTTAAGTTTTCAAACACTAAGTTCTTTGAAGATGACCTAGGTTTCACAGGGGCACTGATCGAACCCGTCCCAGAGTTTTTTAGTATGCTGCAAAAAACAAGACCAAACAACAGCCTTCACAACTGTATTGTGTCGGAATCAGAGGAACCACAAGACTTCTTAGTATCAAAAGGACCAGGCGGAGGCTGGGTTTCTGGCATGGAAAAGACAATGTCAGAAAAGAACAAGCTCTCCTGGCATGGTCAAAACAGTTCCCTGATAAAAATCCAAACAGATAAGATCTCGTCCATTGTAAAGAAATCAGGTTTAAAGTATGTTGATTTGTTCTTTATAGATGTTGAGGGTGCTGAAAAAGAAGTACTCGAAACAGTAGATTTCAGTGTTCCAATCTACGTTATTGTTATCGAACTAGACGGAACAAACGAAGAAAAAGACAATGAGTGTAGAGAAATATTAGAACAAAACGGATTCACTTTTCACAAAAAATGTGCTCTGTCAGATATCTGGTACAATGAAAACTATTTTGATGTTAGAGGCAGATAACATGAAGAAGGTCATAACTTTTAGTCTGTGGGGTGACGACAAGAAATACACCATCGGAGCCATTGAAAATGCTAGGCTAGCTCAAGAGCATTACCCAGGGTGGGTTTGTCGATACTACCTTGGCAAATCTGTTCCTGAAGACATTGTTAAGCAACTGGATGATTTTCAAAATACAGAGATTGTCCTAATGGACGAAGACGGTGACTGGACAGGTATGTTTTGGAGATTTTATGCTGCTAGTGATCCTGATGTATCAATCATGATATCTAGAGATTGCGATTCAAGACTTGGGAATCGTGAGAGAATGGCGGTTGAAGAATGGGAACATAGTAATAAAAGTTTCCATATAATGCGAGACCACCCACATCATGGAACTGAAATACTTGGCGGCATGTGGGGGTGCAAGAAGCCATTGTTGAGTAATATGGTTTCCCTGATAGAAGATTATAAAAGAATCGGCAACTTTTGGCAAGTTGATCAAAACTTTCTTAGAGAAAGTATCTACCCAGTTGTAAGCCAGGATAGCATGGTTCATGATGAATTTTTTCAAAAAAGACCATTTCCCACAGAAAGAGATGGACTAGAATTTGTTGGGCAAGTATATGATAAAAACAATATGCCCCTAGAAGAACATAGAGCCTCATTGAGAGAGGCATTAAGGAGTTTAAGATGACAATAGGAATTTTAGGTAATGGTTTCGTTGGAAATGCCATAGCAAATGGATTTAGTTTGTTTTGTGATGTTAGGATCTATGACAAGGATCCATTGAGGTCAATTAACACACTAGAAGATACAGTGATCAATAGTGAATATGTTTTCATCTGTGTTCCAACTCCTATGAAGGTTGATGACCTTGGTAGAGTCGATACATCCATCATTGAGGGTGTATTGCAGGAAGTCCAAAAGATTAAAATCGGAAATAGAGATAGGATTTATATTATCAAATCATCAGTCCCTCCAGGATCAGTGGAAAAGTTTATAGAACAATACCCAGATCTAAACATAGTTTTTAACCCAGAGTTTTTAACCGAAAGAAGTGCAAACCTTGATTTTATCAATGCTACAAGGATTGTGATAGGCGGAGACAAAGAGCACACTGATAAGTTAGAAGAATTTTATAGGAAAAGATTTCCTTATAAGAAGATCATAACAACAGATGTAACGACAGCACAGTTCATAAAATATATGGCTAACTGCTTTTTCTCAGTAAAGATTTCATATATGAATGAAATGCTTCAAATGTCTAATGAACTAGGAGTTGATTGGGAAGCAGCCAAAGAGGGATTTTTATCCGACGGAAGAGTTGGGAATTCCCACCATTCAGTCCCTGGGTACGATGGAGAGCTTGGGTTTGGCGGAAAGTGTTTCCCTAAAGATATAAATGCATTTATAAACATTGCTAAAGAGTTGGATGTAAATCCATTAGTTTTACAGGCAGCTTGGGAGAAGAACCTAGAAGTTCGAAAAACAAGAGACTGGGAAGAGATCCCTGGAGCCACATCATAATGAAAATTCTTATAATCCAAGAAAACGGAAGACACGAACAGAATCGAAACTTTAGAGAATGCTTTTCAATGAAAAGGTCTCTAGAGAAGCTGGGTTGTAGTGTCGTGGTATGGGGCTTGGGGCATAATAATTTTGAAAATAAAAATATCATAAATGACCACTATGATCTTATTATTAATTTAGAAAACTATGACACAAGTGGTTGGCTACCAAGCCTAGAAGATATGGATTGTATTAAGTTGTTGTGGAGTATAGATGCTCACTGTCGAACAATGACACCTTATATAAACACTTTTAACCAGGGAAAGTATAGTAAAATACTTCAATCAACAAAAGATTACTTGAATGATGTTAGTATTTGGTTTCCCAATTGTTATGATGATACACTGATACATAAACGGGACATCGAAAAGACAAAAGACATAGGATTCTGCGGATCGCTATTGAATAGATCGGGGGTTCTTAACTTTTTAAATGAAAGATACAACCTCCAGCCAGACATCTGGGTTCTTGGTGATGCAATGGTAGATAAGATTAATTCTTATTGGATTCACTTTAATATGAATCTATCAAATGACATAAATTACCGCAGCTTTGAGACGATAGGGTGCGGAACCGTATTGCTGACAAATTACAACCCGCAGTATTTAGAGCTTGGATTCAAAGATGAATATAACTGTCTCATGTACAGAGACCAACAAGGTTTAACAGAAAAAGTTGATAAGTACTTAAAAAAATATGATCTCTTGGATACAATAGCCGAGAATGGTCTATCTCTCGCCAAAGAACATACATATGACAAAAGAGCTATTATGCTCCTAGATATCTATAGGGACTTAAAGTCTTGAAATGAGTGGATAGAAAATGAAACTAGACAAGACTAGAAAAGTTTTTCGGTTTGATGACATATGCATCAATACAGATTTAGAGCACGCTAATATTTTAGCCTATCAGATACTAAAAAAATACCCAGATGCACAGGTATTGTACTGCATATCTCCATGTGTAAATGATATGTCAGATTCTTCAGATCCTGTAACTTCACAAAGAATATTTCCTAAGATTTATAATGCTTATAGTGACCACAGGATATTCTACAAAATAGATAAAATCGGCATTCCTGAAATACCTGACAGGGTCATTTCAGCTTCGCATGGATTAGTACATGTAGATCATCGACTTTTAGAATTTTCTGCACAAGAAATGAGCATACTAGTGAGTTGCTCGTTGGCCAAGAGTAGAATATTCGTACCTCCGTTTAATAAATGGAATAAACATACAGAAAAAATATGTCAAGAACATGACATAGAGTTAGTAAAGTTTGAAGACGGCTGGTTGTGTTGTGAATATAATGAATACAACCCAGAGCATAATTTGTGGTACCTCCACCATAGAGAAATAGCCCCAGAACATTTCAAAAAATGGATTGGCTTATTATGATGACAGATAAATCCTTACCAAAATTAAAAGATATTGTTAGTGTAATCAAACAGTCAGCAAGTTTATTTACCGATCAACAAGATCCCCACACTGATCGTTTGAGTATTATCATTAATTCTGTCCTGCCCTCTATAAGAGGTAATATTATTGAAATAGGTGCTGGCTTCGGTGTAGGCACACAAAAATTAGCCGCCATAGCAGAACGTCATGACGTTAACGTTACGGTCATAGATCCCTTTGAGTCTGGATGGGATGAGATGCCCGAATCTTATGGAAAGCCGTACCCTTTTGAGAAATTTAAACAAAACTTAAAACCGTTTTTAGAATCACGAACAGTTTCTGTCATCCAAGAAAATTCCAATCATCCAGAGCTTTACCATCAGCTAGAGAAAAATAAACCATATGTGGCAGCCTTTGTTGATGGACTACAGTATGCCGACCATTTACTAGGCGACATAAATCTTATGGCACAACTAGACGTAACTATAATATGTCTAGATGATATGAATCGCCTTACCAACTTCAGTCAGACTCCTTTAGCAGTCGTAAACTTCTTAGAAAATAACAATGACTATCAAGTAGTTTATAATAATCAACGAGAGATTTATCTAGTAAAGAAAACCATTTAGCGGAAGAAAAAATGTAATGAATACAACCCAGAACATAATTTATGGTACTTGCACCACCGAGAGTTTGCTCCAAGTGATTTTAAAAAAATGGCTAAACAATACGGGTAAAATATGACGATATCAGATTCACAGAAGAAAACATTGGATAGTTTTACTTGGGGCGGTTCAGGCATGGTGAGGGAGGCTGCTGAGTGGATTATAGAGAACATCCCTCATGGTGAAATAGTTTTAGAGATAGGGGCAGGACTAACAAGTACAGAATTTTTGTCTAACTATTGGAAAACTTATAGCGTAGAGCAAGACAAAAGGTGGATGACGATTAAAAACAATAACCTTAATTATATTCATGCACCTCTTGTAGGTGGCTGGTACGACGTAAATTGTTTAACTAATCAGCTTCCTAAGGAATATTCTATGATACTAATAGACGGTCCAGTATATGGAGACAGGCATAAGATAATAGATAATATAGGCTTGTTCGATATAGAAGATACTGTTATTATAGTTGATGATACATATAGAAAAAAAGAAAGAAATATTGTAAATGAATTATTAAAACTAGGAAAAGAGATAATACTTGAAGGCACTGAGCGTGGCGCACCTCAATTTACTGTATTAAAATAAAAAATGAAAATATCAATACATCAACCTAATTTTATGCCTTGGTACCCCTTCTTTAAAAAGGTAGAGGAAGCTGATATATTTGTTATTCTGTCACATTGTCAATATGAAAAAGGTGGATTTCAAAATAGATTCAACATGAATGATAGGTGGCACACTATGAGTGTAAATCGAGGAATGCACAACATAACAACCAAACAGTATATTAACGAAGTGAAAGACTGGGACAATATCAAAAGAAAACTGCCCGAATATCAAAAGACTTTGGACGAGTTTGATGACTGTATTCAAAAAAGTTTAATGCATACAAATATAGATATCATCAAAAAGATTTGCAGTTTTCTTAATATAAAGACAAAGATAGTATATGATAAAGAAACAGACCAGAAGGGCACTGACAGGCTGTTAGAGATCTGTAAAATACATAATGCTGAAACTTATATTGCTGGACCTAGCGGAAGAAAATATCTTGATGAAAGAAAATTCTTAGACAATAATATAAAAGTAATTTACCAAAACCAAAAAGAAAAAGATAAAGTTCCAATTTTAAAAGTTATATAGAGGAATTAATATGTTCGATAGGGTCATATTGTCTACTGATGAGGCATTTAAAGACTTTTTGCCAATCTGTTGTAAAGCGTGGGACCTGTACTTCCCAGGAGTTAAAGTAAGTTTAGCTTTTATAACAGATCGGGATGATGCTGATCCTGTTGTAAATCATATGAGAACTTTTTGCGAGGTTCGTTTATTTAAGCCTGTTGAGGGAATTCACACAGCAAATCAAGCTAAGTTTGCTCGTCATTTTTTGGCTACCAAATACGAAGACGAAGTGTGTATGATAGAAGATATTGATACTATCCCGCTACAGAGAGAATACTATTCTGATAGAACTTCACAAAGACCTAAAAATCACCTTCTAGCAGTAGGGTCTGAAGTTTATGGTGGAATCTCTGGGGAAGGAAAATTTCCCATTAGCACAATGACTGCTGAATCTAAAGTTTTTCAGAGATTAATAAATCCAGATAATCTTTCTTTTCAAGAAAGAATAGAATCACTTGTCGGCACGAAAGTTTATGACAATAATGAGGATATATCAAATCCATGGACTAAGTTTTCTGATGAATCCCTTATGAGAGTGTTGATTAACGAATCAGACATAAGCGTTCATCATGTTAGAAGGTCAGTAGATACTAAGAATTTTTGGATTGATAGAAGTTGGTGGTCAGTGGATTTAAATAAATTAAAGAATAATCTTTATGTCGCTTGCAATTTTAAAAGACCATTTAAAGATAACTACAATCAGTTTTTAGATATAATAAGGCATATCAATAATGATATTGAGCCAAATATTGATGATTTTATAATCAAAGGAGACTAAAATGAAACTTTCAGATCAAGCCGTTGGTGCATTGCTAATGACACTACAGAAGTGTCTAGCAGAACAAACAGATATTACAGAACTTCTATCGGACTGGAACCTAGAAGTACAGAACGATGAAATCGTTGTAACCAACCCACCTTCAGTCAAAACAGCAACTGAATAATGCCTCTGTACGTCTACGACTGTTTGGACTGTAAAGAACAAGTAAGCATCCGGCACGCATATAACGCCAAAGGGGCGGAGTGTACCAACTGTAAATCACAGAACATACAGAAAAACCTTTCCAACGTTTTACAAGTAACAAAAAAATGCTATAATACCAAAGAGAAAACAGGAAGTCAAGTAGAAAAAGCAATCCAAGAAGGCAAACAAGAGTTAGAAGCCTACAAGAAGCAAAAAAAGAATCGGGTTTATAAGAAAAAATGATTACCACAACGCTTTTAACGATCGCTTTAATATCCTCAATGGTTGTTAATATTGTTTTTGTTTGGTATACCCGCAGTCTCTTAAGTTATTTGGAAATGACGAACGAAGAGACAAGAATCGTCTTGGAATCTATTGCAGAGTATGAAGCACATTTAACTGACGTTTATGGGCGTGAACTTTTCTACGGTGACTCCACATTGGAGAAGCTTTTGATGCATACCAGTAATCTTGCTGACGAAGTCCAAGAATATCTCAAAGCCAATGAGGATCTTACTAGAACAGAAACAGAGACTGAAAATGCCTAGGAAAAAGAAAAAGAACAATTATTACTTTACGGAAGTAACAGAACAGGCGATTGTAGAATATTGCAACACAGACAGCTTATCACAAAGAACAAAGCTTTATACAGAACATATTCAACCTGCTTTTGATGAACTCGTAGATAAGATTGTCTATACTTATAAATTTACTTCCCTTGAGAATATTGAATACCACAAGGACGACTGTAAGATCTGGCTTACAACTATTCTAGGAAAGTTTGACCCCTCCAAGAACAAGAAAGCCTTCTCCTACTTCTCAGTCGTAACAAAGAACTGGTTCACGCATAAGGCTAAGAAACAAACGAAGAAGAACCGCCGTGAAGTTAATTATGACGAAATGGTTAGGGAAGTAGAAGCAATATCAGGGACTGAGGGCGACCTGATGACTGATATCGAGGAAAAGGAATTCTGGCTCTCACTCCTCGGTGAAATCAATAGCTGGCAAAACCTCACTCTAAAGCCCAACGAAGAGAAAGTTCTCAATGCCGTCATCACTTTGATGGAAAACATAGAACAAATAGAAATCTTTAACAAGAAAGCAGTCTATCTGTATATGCGAGAGATCACAGGTCTCAACACAAAGCAAATCGTGAGTGCCCTCAACAAAATGCGGGAAAGATACAGGACCTTTAAAAAGAAGTGGAATGAAGGAGAAATTTCTTAACATTCTATTTATTGTATGAAGAAAGATCTCAACTCACTAATCGAACAAGCCCTAGAAAACATTAACAGGGACAGACAAGAAACAGAAATGCTCCTAGACAACTTAAAGGAGTATATGAGTGTTTCTAAAGATCGTTATTCAGATTCCGGTCCCACAGCCGCTAAATTTGTGGAAACACTACAACGAAGCAACGAACAGCTAGTCAAGCTAGCAACTCTGGTTTATAAGAAGGATCAAGCCTCCAATCAAACAGGTCTTAGCGAAGACGATAAGAACCAATTGTTTGATATTCTAAAGGAGGATTGATATGGCTACCAGACCAAAAGATCTAAAAGATCAAACAATTTACGACGACGATAAGCAACAGCTTTTCCAAAATGATATGTCTTTTGGAAATGATATAAGCAATAATGCTTGGGATCTCGACCGTTCCACTCCTATGGGAACGTTAAAGAATATCATTCGTAGATTAAATACACCAAACTCTTCAACAGATTTAACTATAGCAAAAGCTTTAGTCTTACGAGTAGAGGATCAGATTAAGTCTTTTTACGAGACAGTAAACCAGCCAGACTCAGAAGCAAAATATCAAATGGCTAGAGTTATGGTGTTTAGTGATCCAAGACATTTCTGGATTCCAGAAGTTAAGAGGTTTGACGATCCAGCAATCGGATTCTATCCTTTGGTTAAATATGTTTATAGAGACAAGGTTGGTACAGGCATAAAGCCTGGTGATATAGTAGAAGTACAATTCAATAATCCAAGAGCACAGTTCTCCAGCCATATGGAAACAGGGAACATTATTAATATCGAAGGGCACCTCAATAACAAGTATGCTCTACAGGAAGCCCAGAAGTGTCTAACAATCTTACCTTCTACAAGCCAAGTGTCGCCAGATCCCTGCGAGACAGTTTCAAGACTTGGAGAGGTTGCACCTATCTCAACTCCTCCAATGACTTTAGACTCAGGGCAAATACAACTTTCTCCTACTCCTCCCGTTAGGAGTTTGTTTGTTACTTCCCCTTATAATTTGAACAGAAGACACCCAGTGAGTGGAAGGATAAGGGCTCACTACGGTACAGACTTTAGGGCTCCAATTAATGAGCCTATCTTTGCTGCTTTAGACGGAGTAGCTACTCTGAGAACAAACGGCGGCGGACCAACTAAAGGATATGGATATTACATATTCATAAGACATACAGCATATAGTACTTTACCGAATATGTCCCCAGAGCCTTTCTTCACCCTTTATGCACACCTTCAGGATTACAATAGAAGACCAGTTATAAGGAATGGACAAAATGTAAAACGAGGTCAGCTTATAGGATACTCTGGAGGTTCTGGTATTGGAAATGGTGCCCACCTTCACTTTGAATATATCACTAATTCCTCTACACCATTTAATGCTGGAAGCAAAAAGGACCCAATGGCTCATTTTATTGGAAAAACCTTCTACCAGTCACAGGAGTAAAATATGTTAGGCAAATCAATAACAGAAGCACTCCTAGCAAATAATAAGAAATCACTTGAGAATGATTCCCCAAAACTTCAAGGACAAGAATACTCAGGATATTTCCAGTCTGACATTATAGGGCCAAATCCTTCTTATAACCTCAAAGAGTCAGAAAATATCATCCAAGGGAAACACAACACCATTATTATTATGGGTCGTGACCGTCCAGGTAGTGAGTTCTCTGGAAAAGGATCATCAGCCAATACCAATGTTGGGTGCATTGACATAATCGCCGGCTTGTCTGGCATTATGGCTAGAGAGGTTGATAATCAAGGGGAAAAGGTACTAACAAACAAAAGTACCGAACTTGATTCTGCTCGTATCTATATATCGCAGCGAGCAGACATTGATTCGCCCGAATACTTTAACCTTGCCCCAGGAAAGGTTGGCAACCTAACCAACCGCTCCGCTATCGCTATAAAAGCTGACTCTGTGCGAGTTATCGGGAGAGAAGGCATAAAGCTGGTAACTAGCACTGATTCTTATAATGGTGCTGCTGGTATGTTTATTGGAGACAATATTCAGGGCATTGATCTGATCGCCGGCAATAACGACGCAGACTTGCAACCAATGGTAAAGGGCGATGATTTAGCAGAACTGCTAGACAATATGTTAGAGCTTATTGTTGATCTTCACGGTTCAGCCGCTTTTACACTGGAGCTTCTTGCTACCTTAGCTGCTGCATTTGTTGATCCAACTGGGGTATCTGCAACTAAGTTGGCTTCTATGGTAAAACGCTTGCCCACAGAGGTGGTCAATTTATCTTTACAAGAATGGAACTTTACTTTCCATCAGCTTAACTACAGTAATAAAAATCCTTTTGCAAAATACAATTTCCGTAGTAAATATAATAATGTAAATTAGGTAAGCAGATAATGGCTCTCACTGAACGACAACGAAGAATAATCAACCCTTATGCGGAAAGCATTAACACGGAGGAACGCCGTGGTGTTGGTTACGATTATGAAAATGAATCTAACAAATTCGTTATCGATGCGATTCATGAGAGTTATTTATATTTTTATGAGTTTCCCGCAATTGGGTTGGAACTAGCAGGTCGTAATCGCACAATCACTACAAGTGATATGTTGGCATATTTCGCACTTCATCCACAGAACGGTAAAGTTGTAGGGAACGAAGTACAGAAAATCAGCGATACGAAAGCAACAGAAGCCCTCCAACTAATAGTAGAGGAGCTAAGAAGGAATGGTGTCCTGGAGAAATATTCTTCAGAAACTTCTGAATTGACGTATCAGAGGGAATATAGAAACAATGATATACGCCCTGATTTAAATCAGGATATCGCCAATCTAATAGCTATTCCACCCGCCCACTCTAGGCAGTATAAGAATAAACTTAGAAAAGCTCTTGATCTTCCAGAGGTTCAATACAGCGAGGAAGTTGGGCTTGACCTATTGAACCTAAGTCCTAGCGTTACAACTTATATAAGCTCAGATTCAAATGTAGATTTATATGACTGGAGAAAGAACGGACTTCCAGGGGAAGATAATGACAGAGTTTATTATAACCCAGTTGATTTAAAATATTATTATGTCAAGCGAACAGGACGCACAGAAACTGGAGCGTATGCTTTCAACTCCTTGAGACTAGGAGAAAGAGCAGATGCAGTGGCGACCTGGCTTGGATACACTGAGAGTCAGAGAGGAAGATATAACGATGCTATAGAAACAAGCATTCGTGAGATACTGAAGCTCACAGGTAAGCACTCGGAAGCCAACTTTCAGAGGTTATTATCAAAATACTCAGCCCCTGAAACTTTTTCTCTTTTAACCTACAGAGACTTAAGACCAGGCTCAAGGTGGATCTACTGCTTACAAATAAACTCATCCGATGTTAATAATCTACCAGATTCATTAGAATCTGAAGACAGACCTTCTTTTGAAGAGTATGAACTTTCCTCCCTCCAGAAGGCAAAGAGAATAATCGGAGAAGAAAACAAAACCGCAAACAGTGTAACCTTCCGTGTGGAAGATATGTTGAGGTATATGTTCTCAGTCAGGGGCATCCTTGTAGAATACAACGAAAAGCTTTTAGACGACGGTTTAACGCCGCAGGTTCTCAATGGACTTGATTTAGGTAGAGAGGCTGACCGACTTGAGTCTTTCTTTGATTTGTTGTCTCTATTTTACGGGTACAATAAAATATCCCTAGAAGACGAAGACCTCGTCCAGATGTTCTTTACTGAAGATTATTTGCTGGATCACATTTGTATCAACGGAAGTTTTTATTATCAGGGAACTGGTAACACAACATATCTTAATATAGAAGAAGAGCAAGCCCGTATAGCAAATGCGTTCTCTCTTTTTACGCCAACAACTTTTTCGTTCATAAAGAATAGTTATCCAATCTATAATGATGTGAAGAGTACAACACCTTCAACACGAGAAGATGCTTTAGACTTTTTATCCAAATATGCGTTTCCATCATCAAGGATTGATGCCGTTAAAGCAAAGAGAGCTAATGCTTCCGCTGCACAAGATGAACGCCGAAGGAGAAAAAGAAAAGATTTATTCACTAAGCTATCTGAACTATCCAAAACCAGTCCTGCTGAATATGAGAGACTATTCTCAAACAGGCCATTGTCTTATAGAATGTCTTCAACCCTTCAATCGATAGACTGCAATACAGGACAAGCAAAGGCAGCTAAGTACGCTTTAAGGTTTTGGCAAGCTGCTACAGGGAAAACAAAAGTAAGATCATTAATCAGGGAAACAATCATACTTCTCCGTCAGGAAATCATAGAAGATGAACTAACCAAACAAAGGCTCTCTGATGCTGCAAGATTTGCACAGAACCCCGCACTAGCTCAGAGGCAGGTGGAACAAGCGATCAATCAGCAGATATTCTGCTCGTTGGATGTCCTTGGAGACTTTATTGAAGATAGTTTCTTAGATCCCATTGGAGCACCTCCAGTAGCTAATGCTCTTGTAAGGAAGACTCTTGATGAGCCAATAAAGATTGAATTTACAAAGAGGAATATGATTTCTCTAAAGACTAAGCAATCAAAAGTCTATAGAAAAGCTATTGAAACAATTTTGCTAAACTTTGTTAAATCTATTGTTGCTGGTATAGCAAAAGATGTTATTAGTGCATTGTTGGGTTGCGGACCAGATGGAAATAAAAGACCAGCAAGTGGGTTAAAAAACTCTTTCAAGAAGCAAGACTTTGGATTTACTGATTTATCAAACTACGTTGATGAAGTAGATTTAGTAGAAATAGCTCGATTAGCGAACCTTTTCAATATCAATGAACAAGGACAAACTTCAGATGCGACCTTGGAACAGATTCAAAATGTTCTTGAGGATGTCTCTGCAATGGCAACCCCAGTTGAACTACAGCAACTTCTTGACGGTGATGCCAATTCTGAGTTGATAAACCACCTATTTGAGACTTTATCAAGTGATCACGTGGTCAATTATATTTCTCCTTTCTCAAATCCTGGTGAAGAAAATCGTGTAATAATTGATCCAAGGGAATATAATACACTAAACTTTACTGAAGAAAAGATTATTGACTTTTTCATTCTCCTTGGGGATGCTATAGAGGGGCAAGGTCAATTTGGTGATTTGCCTTTCCGCTCTCCCTTAGAGGCATACTGTGATCAGAGGGAAAACTACACAAATCCACTGGAGCTTAACTTTGAGATTCCAGAGATAGAAGCTCAATATTCAGACATAGTCAGTGATAAGATTAATAAAATTAATAACTTATGTAATTGGCTTAGAGATTTGTCTAATATAAAATTTGAACTAGAGAGATTGATTGACTCATTGCCAACAATGTCTTGGTACGATGATCTCTTGGAGTTTATAGCTGGCTTGAGTAACTCATTATCTGAGTGGCTTGCTGGTCTATTGTCAAATTTGTTTGGAAGAGAGCAAAGAAGAGTTCAAAACTATGAGTACAACTTATATAACTCAAAAATGGGAACTGAGATATACTACCAGCTTGGGACTAAACTAAGGGAAGGAAGTATAAATCAGCTTTATAAATCTAGAAATGGAGATGTGTTTTTCCAAACACCTGCTGGTTTTGGACAAAGAACACAAATAACGACTGTAGTTGATGATGATAACGTTACTCTAACTGGCGGACAGATAGGATCAAGAAGAAACGCCTGGACATCTGATAATGTCTATAACTTCTTTTGGATGACATATAGTGGAACTGGAGAGCTTCCTAAGATACCCATTCCACAATATAGAAATCCGCCAACAAAACCCTTTGATATTTATGGCACAGCTTACTATGCTATAAATAACGCACCTTCTCCTCTAAAGAAGCTACTAAATAATGCCCAAAGTCAAGGAACTGCGTTATTGAGTCCAGAAAGTTTAAGTCGAGTGTATCAACCCCTTCAGCCCGATGGAAATCCATCAACTATTGAAAAGACACAACTTAATAAAATAACAAATGCCACATATGGATATTTAAGACAACAAGAGAGCGTATTTCCATATCGTGGATATGCTGGTGCCTCAAACTTATACTGCTCAAATCCATCTAAGGGTGATATACGAATAGTTTATTGGGATGCCGATCGCCAAACTCCAACTGTTGCTTATTATAATCCTGCGGGGATTGTTCATAATGAAAAATCAATATCCTCGGAAACACAGACCGTAGGAGAGAATGGAGATTTTACTTCTGTAGATTACAGAATCTTTGACAATCTTCAGGTTGGGAACTTCAACTTTAGAGTAGATGATCAATACCAACTTTTTGTAAATGATACCCTTCTTCCTAGCATAAACTATGGCTTCTTTAATGAGGGGCAGGGCGGACTAAGTGGCATACCTAAGTTATATGGAAACTTCTCCGTAGGACTACCAGTTGAAAACCCAACAAATAACCAGTTGGCACTGCAAGCTTCTGATAGAGATGCTGATGTTGTTAGTATTCAAAACTATCGTGAAAGGCTGGATACGCAGATTAATATAGCTGTAATAAACGATACAGGTAGAAGGAGAATGCCTAGATATGTTGCAGCCATAGGAAAGCTTCCCCTTGAGAAGACGGATGATTTTTGTGTTACCCAGGAAGACACCTTCAGGGCAGAATCAGCAGTGCAAGTTTTGCAGACAAGAATGATTTCTTTCTTTATGAACATCATGCCGCTTGCTCGTGTATATACTTGCTGGGGCAGTGTTGGAACAACTCAGCTTATCGTAGATTATCTTCATAAGAAGATAACTGACGAACTAACGCCTAGAGAGATGATTGGACCTTTTTATGAATCTATTCAATACATTAAACTTGTTTTCCCTCACGATTCAGAGGATGAGGACTATAACAGAAATCCAATCATTAGAGAGGATTTAACTCCTGCGGAAAATATGAGGAACATTATAGAATCAATCTATCTTGGTATGTTGGATAATATTTCAACAACCTCTGAATATACAGGTATAAACAAATCAATATTTGACCCAGAAGCTCCTACTAATACCAAACAGCTATATGAAAATACTCTTGTTAAGTTTTATAGATTATTGTTCAATGTCAATTTTGAAGAATATGGTATTGCGGATCCAGACCAAGCCCGTGCAGCCCAGCAGATTATAGGTCAGTTCTACAATAGAAATCAAATAACGCAACTTGGACTTCTTGTGGGTGCCTATTATTTCCCAGTAGCTTTTCAGATTGCTTCTTATATGATCTATTATGATCGTGGCATACAGTATGCTAATAGGTATAGTGATACTCAGTATAGGATTCTGTTAGAAATAGCTGGTGCAGATGATAACCTACTTACGGCAATAAAAAGACAAGTGGTTCAGCGTTTTACTCCAACTTTTGTTGGTTTCCCAGTGAATGTTGAATACTACGACGGAACACAAGAAGTAACTTATTACTACTCAGATCAGGTAGAGCAACGAATTGCAATATTGAGAGAAGAGATTTCAGATGGGCTCTTAACCAGAGATAGAATACTAAGACTTAGAGACTTGTTATTCTTGAGAAATCAGGGATCAAGAGTTCAGTTCTCGCCAGACCAAAGATCCGAACCCGCCACGTTGATCAGTTTATTTCCTGAGTACTTTGGTGCTGGAAATCTAGTTGGAGATGACTTAGACGGTGGTGGTAGAAGACAACCAATACCGCAAAATCTTTCTCAAAGAATTTCAACAGAACTACAGGAAAGAGTAAGCGACCGTCTTCGGCTACTAAATAGTTTATTCTATAATCCAGATAGTAGAGATGCTTACATTAGAGATAATCTTGAAGGGCTCGAAGGACAAAGAGAACTAGAAAGACCTGATGGGGTTATAAGAAGAAGAGTAGTTGAGCAGATCCAAAACTTCTTATCACTAGAAGTCCAAGGAAGTACTGGATTAGGAAGAGGGGGATTAGACAATCTTTTCCCAAATGACAGGATGCCAGGATCATATTTCAACTTATTAGCCAACATATTTGAACTTTTTGGCACAGAGTTCCCAGATAGTCCAGATGGTATTGGGGGACCAGTAAATGCTGAAGGTGCTCCAGATAGTTACGTTCAGAATCAAGTAAAAGCTCTCTCACAGAGATTCTTCAGAATATATCTTGTGAATTTATATAGAAACTATAATGTACCTCTTCAAGGAAGATTAGAAGAGAAAAGTACTCTAGAAACACTAATTAACAGAAATGAGTAAGTTAGAAGGCATCTCACCAAGGCTTCCGTTAGTCTATGACCCAACAGACGGACCTTATCAGCTTAATAAGACGTTGAAGCAAACGTTTCAGCAGAACCTTAAGATGCTCATTCTCACGATGCCTGGCGAAAGACCGATGATACCAGAATTTGGTGTGGGCATATATGGCTATTTGTTTGATGGTGTAAATGACGAAACTTTTGGGAGAATCGCACAAGCTATAAAAGAGCAAGTAGAGTTTTATATACCTAGTATTTCACTAGAAGAGATTAACTTCTTGACAAGCGATGAAGACTCAACATTAAAACTAAACGAAGTAAGGGTGAGTATAAAGTATAACATATTGCCTTTTAACGAAGAAGATGAGTTAGTAATAACTTCGACGATGACTAATTAATATCGGGAAAAAATAATATGGCTAAAAGACCGATAAACTACACAAGCAGAGACTTTGAGTCTATTAAGACCGACTTAGAGAACTATGCTAAGCGTTATTATCCAACAACCTTCAAGGATTTCAGCGAAGCATCTTTCGGTGCTTTGATGTTGGATCTTGTCGCTTATGTCGGTGACCAGCTATCATTCTATGCTGATTTCCAAGCCAACGAAAGTTTTCTAGATAGTGCTATTAGATACGATAATGTTGTTCGTCTGTCAGAGACTCTTGGCTATAAAAACCAAGGTGTCGCTAAATCAACAGGTCAGGTGGCTATCTACATGCTTGTTCCTGTTGCAGCAAACTCTAGAGCACCAGATTTAGATTATTTTCCTATTCTCCAGCAAGGCACAATCTTTACGGGAGATAATGGAGCAACATACACACTAATAAGTGATGTTGATTTTTCCGATTCTAATAACGAAATAACAGTTGCTCGCACAGATACTACAACAGGTAACCCAACTTTCTTCGCTGTGAAAGCATTTGGACAGGTAGTTTCAGGGCAGCAATTCGAAGAACAGCTTACAGTAGGTGACTACCAGAGATTCTTGAGACTATCTCTAAGCCGACCAAATGTAACAGAGGTTCTGTCTATCGTTGATGCTCAAGGGAACGAATACTACGAAGTAGAAAATCTTTCTCAAGACGTAGTTCTATCTCAAGTTAAAAACGTAGATAACACATCAAGAGACGCTGTCCCATACTCTATGAGAGTGACTCCTGTACCAAGAAGGTATGTTGTAGAGTTTAATACAGACAACACAACAAGCGTTCAGTTTGGCTATGGCTCAGAAGATAATCTAACTGGCGATGTTGTAGCTGATCCTGCTGATGTCGTACTGAACGTTGATAGCAAGCCTTATGTTACTGAGACAACCTTTGATCCAACTAATCTAATCAAGACAGATAAGTTCGGAGTTGTTCCAGTAAATACAACATTAACAGTAACTTACACAGCAAATACTTCCAACATTGCGAATGCTTCAGTTGGTTCTGTAACAAATATTATCTCACCCAAGCTTCTCTTTAGAGACCGCTCTGCTCTATCTGAGGGAACTATCTCAACCATGGTAGGTTCCATTGAAGTCGACAACGAAGAGCCAATCCTTGGCGATACAGCACCTTTGACTGCTGACGAGATAAGAACCAGAGCATTTGGAACATTCGCTGCTCAAAACCGTGCGGTAACAAGAGAAGACTATATGAATCTTGCTTATCGTATGCCTGCAAAATTTGGGAAAATCAAAAGAGCAAATGTTGTTAGAGACGAGACTTCTCTAAAAAGAAATCTAAACATGTATGTTTTATCTGAGGACGAAAACGGAAACTTAACTATTCCTAACTCCGTATTAAAAGACAATCTTAAGGTATGGCTTGATAACTACCGAATGATAAACGACACAATCGACATACTCAACGGGAAAATAATAAACATTGGAATAAGGTATGAAGTGATTCCTGATCTAGACATTAACCGCTATGATCTTTTGCAGCAATGCAACAAAGCAATTAGTGATAACTTCTTGACCATCAAGTTTGGTTTAGGCGAATCAATCTACATTTCAGACATTTACAAAGTCCTTAATGATGTTCCAGGTGTAACCGATACTAAGAGTGTTGAGTTGTACAACCGTGTCGGCGGAACATACAGCAACGTTGTCTATGATATTAATTCTAACCTATCTAACGACGGCAGATACCTAAGAATTCCCGCTGACTCAGCAGCCGAAATTCTATTACCAAACACTGACATTGTTGGAGTGATAGTATAAAATGGGCATAAAAAAATATTACGCAACAAAAGATAACACAATCACAAATGCTTTCAAGGAAAACCTCATTACTAGAGGTACTGGCTCCAATATGGGTGCTGCTGATGTATTGGAAGCTTTTGTAATCCAAGGGCAAACATCTGCCTCAATCAACGCTACAAATGCGGAACAAAGTAGAATCATTATACAGTTCCCTGTCAGTTCAATCCAGTCAGATATTGACAATGGGATCTTGCCGGCAGACACAGGAAGTATTAAGTTCCATCTTAATCTTTACAACGCTCCTCACGGATCTACAACACCAGAGAACTTTACTCTAGACCTTAAGATGCTTTCTCAAAGCTGGACAGAGGGTCGTGGTTTGGATATGGACAACTATTCAGATGCTGGTGTCTCCAACTGGATCTCAGCTTCTTCAGGAGTTCAGTGGGATACAGCAGGTGGGTCATTCCTTACAGGATTGAATACTTCTGCTAGTATATCTTTTGACACAGGTCTTGAGAACATATCCATAGATATTTCAGAGCAAGTATATAAATGGCTTGATACTACTGACAACTATGGTTTTCTCATTAAGTTCCCTGATGATGATCTTAGCGGTCCAGACTCTTTCTACACTAAGAAATTTTTTGGGAGAACTAGTGAGTTCTTCCACTACCAACCAACTATTGAAGCTCGCTGGGATTCTGCTCGAAAAGACAATAGAGGAAACTTCTACATTAGCAGCAGCATAGCTCCAGCCGCTGATAACCTTAACACACTTTATCTCTATAATGTTATCCGTGGGCAGCTAACAAACATACCAGGACTTTCTGATAATAAGTTGATGGTTGAAATATATTCTGGAAGCACTGCACCAACTGGCGATCCACTTTCTGTCGTTGATTCAGATGGGTCTTCAGTAACTGCTATAACTGGCGGCTTGCTAGTAGAGAACGGCAACACAGTTACAGGTGTTTATACTGCTTCTTTTGCTTCTACAAGTTCCTTGGATACAATATTTGACGTCTGGCACACAGGTTCAGGCGGCTCTAGAATAGAGTTCTATACAGGATCTTATGAACCACTATCAGTGGCGACTTCTGATTTATTATACGACACAGTTTATTTGACAACTATTACAAACTTGGATGACGAGTACAAGAAAGGTCAAAAGCCAAAACTTCGTGTATTTGTTAGAGATAAGGACTGGAGTCCAAACATTTATACAGTTGCAAATGCTACTGTTGAAACAACTATCATTGAAGATGCTTACTATCGCATTTTCCGATCAATCGACAACTTAGAGATAGTTCCTTACGGAACTGGAAGCTCAAACAACAACTTCACTCGCTTATCGTATGACGTAAGCGGGAACTATTTTGAGTTAGATACTTCGTATTTAGAGCCTGGCTATATGTATGGAATTCAGTTTGCTTACTATTTACAAGGTGAATATAGAGAACAACCCGAAGTATTCAAATTTAAAATAGAAGAAGATGATGTATGAGCAGCCTAAAGAGTTTATATCAAAACAACAAAGAAGGCACAACGGTAAGTAAATACCTCAAGAGCAGTTCGCCTGATACAGTCGGCGACGGGGTAGAGTCCGAAGCTCATTTAAATGCTCTTACGGCACGTAACGATTATTTCCTTCCACCCATTGATTATTCAGACCCAGAGAACTTTGTAAAGTTTGGGTCTGCTTATGAATATTATAAGAATGCGTTTGAATACATCGCTAGTGATTATCCTTATGACGGCTCAGGGCTAGAGAAGACAAACTTCTACAATAACATAAACCCACTAGAAAAATATATGCTAGAGGTGGTATATCCTAGATCAACTGGCTTTGTTACTATCGGTGCAGACTACGGCACCGCATATTCAAACTCTTCAGGATATTATTCTTCTTCCCTTGATCAATATATTCAAGTCAAGGGCGGGCCACACCTAAACACAAAATTTAATGAATCAAAAAATAGAACATCAAATCTTGAGTTTGGTGGTCCAAGCGGCTCAACAGTAGAGTTCTTCCTAAAGAAGGACGACCTCATAGACTCTGGATCAGAGTCCCCACGACAAGTTATCTTCGATCTTACTAACGGGGTCACAGACTCTGGTAGTGCAGATTATGGGAGACTAAGGATAGAGCTTGTTTCAGGTTCTGAGACGCAATTCAATGTGACCATGTTGTCTGGTGCAACAGGATTTAACAATGTTTCTGTTCCCTCAACCGCAGGGCAAACAACAATCTCTGACGGGACATGGAGAAACTTCTCATTTGTATTTGATACCAGTGGTTCATCTGGTGTGCCATCAATTGATTTCTATGTAAATGGCACCTGTATAGAGACAGGAATAACAGGCACCTCCAACATTGAGACAGTCGTTACAGGAACTTTGATTGGTAATATTGGTGCCCTCCGCCAAAACCCATCAGGCTCAACAGGGCTCACAGAAGGTGCTGGCAAGTTGTCAGCTTCTATAGATGAGTTCCGCTTCTGGAAAACAAAAAGAGACGCTGAACAAGTTGGTCGTTATTGGTTCTCTAATGTGGAGGGCGGTAGTGACAAGTATGATGCCAATGTTTCTTTGGGTGTATATTTTAAATTCAATGAAGGCATCACTCAAACCGCCAGTATTGATCAGGTCACATTAGATTATTCTGGTAGGGTTTCTAACGGTACATTCACAGGATATACAACAAACTGTAGAAACACAGGCTCAGCCATAGATCAACTATCGATTGAATCAGTCAGCGAACGTGGCGACCCCATTGTAAGAACAAATCATCCTGAATATATTTCTGTCAAGAGTAGCTATGAGTTGAGCGGATCAACCTACGACTACAATAATAATGCTAGATTATTGAACCACCTTCCAAACTGGATTATTGAGGAAGAAGAAAACAACAATAATGAAATCGTATCTATAACGCAAATCATTTCTGGCTATTTTGATACGCTCTATAATCAGCTTACATCCTTGAGGGAACTAAAATATAACAAGTATATTAGCGGAAGTCTTACAGATTCAATAGACGAGTTCCCCTATAATGATAGACTAGTCGAGAATCTAGGTATCCAGACACCAGAGTTGTTTGAAAACGCAGATGTACTAGCACAGTTCTTCCAGAGAGACGAGCAGATCAACTTTGATCAACAGTTGGTAGATATTAAGAACTCAATCTACAAGAACATTTATAATAACCTCAACTTTATTCTCAAATCCAAGGGTAACGAGAAGGCAGTCAGAAACTTCATTCGTTGTTTGGGTGTTGGTGAAGAGGTGTTAGCTTTCAATACTTATTCTGATGACACTGACTTTGAGCTTTCCAGCAGCTATGTTACATCAGTTAGTACGAAGAAGTACGTAGATTTTACAGCTTTGCTTAATCAGTCTGATGACGATGCTACAGTTTATCAGTATTATGATTCTTCTAACGCTAACTCTGTGGGTCTCATTAGTGGTTCTACAGATCTTGATGAATATGCTTTTACTTTACAAGGTGAGTTCATCTTCCCTAACAAAGATGAGCAGGATCAGCTTTCATACATTATGCCTCAAGTTGTTAGTTCCTCTCTTTATGGGTTCCATACACCAAGCGACACAAGTCAGACTTCTACAGATTTGACTTGGGAGTCGGCAGCAAATGATTTTGGTTTGCAGGTGTATGCTGTTAAGAGTCCCGGCGAGTTTGCAGAAATAACCTCACCAACTTACCGTGTAAAAGACGCCTACTTTGTTGTAGAAGATCGTGCTGGTAATACTCTTCTAACTTCCAGTATTTTCAGAAACGTCTATGACAACGAACGCTGGAATCTATCCTTGTCCATTAAGCCAAAAAGATATCCATTCTCTGATGGTGTTTTAGATTCATCTGTTTCCACAACAGGATATGAACTTGGGCTTTATGGTGTTAATTTCGACACAGGAGCCAAGCAAAACTATTTTAATGCAACAACAGACTTGACTTATGCTTCTGGGTCTTCTATTATTGGTTCCGCAAAAAGGATCTATATCGGGGCACACAAAACAAACTTTACAGGAAGCACTCTAACTTCCACCGATGTCCGTGCTTCAAGTATAAGATACTGGACAGATTACTTCTCACCAGAAGTTGTAGATTTGCAGGCAAAACAAGTAGATACTCACGGGTCTTTACATCCTTCTAGAAATGCTTACTTGTTCCAAACAGCAAGTGCTGGCGTTTTCATTCCAAGTATTCAAACACTTGCACTCAACTGGGAGTTCGCCGAAGTAACAGGATCAGATACAAATGGCCGCTTCATAGTACAGGATGCCTCTTCTGGGTCTGCGGGAACAGATTATGAATCCACATACCAAGGGGATACATTCAGTAACATAAATCTACGACAACACACTGGTCGTGGCGACTTCTTTACAAACTCATCCACTCCAGTTCGTAAGCAATATGTTTATGCTGATAAACTTTTACCACCAGAATACATCGCTTCTAACGAGATGGTAAAAGTCCTCTCAGTAGATGATGAAGTCTTCGGAACATTTAAGAAGCCTGCTAGTAGCTTCTTTGCTATAGAAAAGAGCATGTATCGCAGCATTTCTAATCGTATGCTCCACTTGTTTGCCTCTATTAAAGACTTCAACAACCTTATCGGTGAGCCAGTCAATAAGTACCGAATGAACTACAAACACATGGAAAAAATGCGGGAAATCTTCTTCCGCAAAGTCCAGAATGATATTGTAGATCTACAGAAATATCTTGATTACTACAAGTGGCTTGACACAGCAATGACTCAAATGCTTGACCAACTTATGCCCGCATCTGCTCGTTATGCTGCTAATGTTCGCAATATTGTTGAGAGTCATGCTTTGGAAAGAAATAAACTCCAATATCGTGCTCCATTGCTTAAACCACTAGGAAGCCTGGCAGGAGTAAATCAGATAACTGGTGACATAAACGGTGCAAATACACAGATTGGTGTCGAGGGCGACCCTAGCGATGTAGTCAGCAATCCTCCCCGCCGACCTGCACAACCAGACCCAGGCGATCTTGGTGGCAATCAGCTTGTAAGCCCTGGTGTTCTAGATGAACAAAGACTTCAGGATTGGGCAAGAAACTTCCAGATTGGTGAAGTGCAAGTAGAACCAGATATAGACCCAGACTTATTAAGACCTAGGCTTGGATAGATACTCTGCAAGGAACTAGTTACTAAATGGCTAATAAAACTATTATAAACTCTGCTCCACCAAAACCATCAAAAAGGGTTATAGGCGGATCTAACCAGAGAAGTAAAGCAAGATTAAACCTACAGGGATCTCACGGTTGGGCTCTTAACCACGCTCCAATAGATTCTGATGAGAGTAAGAACGCTATTTGGTGGAAAGAAAACGCAGAGAGATACGATGCACCTTTGTCTTCGTCTGGCGATGTTTTATACACAAGACAGTCTGCTCAACGTGAGGTTCAGAGGGAATCAGATAAAAGAAGAATTTATAATCTAGATGCGGAAATAAACAAATCTATAAAAGGTGGAAGTAATCAACCTTTCAATAAAAAGAATCGTTTAACAAATATTGCATTTGGTGACTTTGAGCAAGAGATAAACATAACTGATGAGTTGTATCCCAACTTAAAAAAGAGACTATCTGTAAAGGCAACTATAGATGGGCAAACTTATGTAGGGGAACAAGTACTTCCCTTCAGTGCATTTAGTTCAAGCGTCAATACAGGGTACCAATCTTTCCTATCATCATCAGGCTATACAGATGTAGATTTTGCAAATCTTCATAACGATAAAATACAGCCATACAACGGAGAGGTTCCACTTCAGGGACCTTTCACTGAAAGATATGTTGGCGGTATTCAGGCACGACACAATGCACCATTGAGAACAAGCGAAAGAAAAGAGCAGTTTTCTATATCATTGGATGGTGGTTTTGCTATAGCTTCAATAACAATCGACATCGGCGGCGGTTTTGATATAGCAAACTATGACGGCAAAGAGGTCACTCTAGATTTAGACGGCGTCAGTTTTATAACTAGCTTTGATATTGGCGTGAATATAGATGAAAGCACTGAAAGTGTTTCGGGTATTGCCGATGCTCTAAATGTAAGTGATGTAGCAACCGCCCTCAAGAATAGTCTAAATGCTGCTATCACAGCACAGGGTCTCCGCATCTTTGTTGAACCTTATTCTTCTGGTGCGGTGATATTTGTATCCTCTAGGATTCCAGGACCTTCAGTGAATGGGATTGAGTTTGCAGGATCTCTTATATCTAGCATTTATGGATCTACCGCTGCTTTTGCAGGTGGTAAGGCACCATCCGCCACAATCGATGCGATTTCTGGAGCTAACCCAAGGGGTCAATATTTACGAGGACAGGCAGCCAAAGCACCTGTAAATATAAGGAACATAAAAACATTATTTACATCCGATAGTGTTCGTGTAGTTGGTAACTACGTCAGAAACTATGAAGTTGTTCAAGGTGCTAACCGAGCCGCAACCAACATGGACTTGGCTTATAACACAGATAACTACAGCTATCAGACACCAAGTGCTTTCGTGACAACGCCTGACCGTAGGACACTGGGACTAACTGGTTCGGCAGATTTCCCCGCACCTCGTCAGATCACTTCCAGAAAGATTAACGAGACAATCATTGTGAATCGTTTCTCTGCTCCAGGTGATAAGGTAGATTCTAAGCAGCAGTTCCGTGATGTAGCATCTGATCAGTTCTCATCTAATAATGCTCTTCCATTCCGCAACTTGCCTGTACGGAATCCATACATTAAGCAACTTGCTACACATACAGACTTTGGCGGTTTTGAGCCAGGAAGCACAACAGTCGCTTCAGTCCATAAAACACAAAGAAACCAAACCCAACGAGTAGAGGCTTCTGGTAGTACATTCGTAACAGGGACAGTTTATGATGCTTATTTTGTGACAAGACCAGTTCCAGCGGGTGATAGTACTCAGTGGTTCTTTGCTTTATCTGGGTCTGACACAAATACATATAGCAACTATGTTCTTTCGGGTTCAAAGTATCCAGAAGATATCACTCTATCAAGAACAAATATTACTGCGGACGCACCAAGTTTATTTGATCCTGGGACTGGTGGTTTCACCTGGACTGATGGAAATACATACTATATCTGGTCAGATAATCCATATAATGCACCCTGGTCACAGATTGCAACACAATACAAAAATGCGGCAAGATACCTAAGAAAGAATAATCTTTATGAACTCCTTCCTGAAGAGGTTGTCTCTAAGGATGCGATTAATAATTTAGATTCTACCCAGTCAAGAACTTCTACTGATCAAGCCGGGAACACAATAACAAACTATTATTCTCAAGCATTTATTGAGCCTCCAATAACCTCTCGATATAAGCCACTCGTCCATCAGATTGAGACATTTATTGGATCCCCCTCAGAGACAACTGACAACAAGATTACGCTTAATCTAGAATACAGTTATGGCAACTCTTTGATGGGCTTTGCGAACCGAGAACTTAACAGACAACTTGCTGGCGATCTTAAGTTTGCTCACAACAAAATCAAGCGACCATACGAAGCATTGCGGGAACAACTAAATAGTGACTCATCTCGCACTCTAAATGGCGTGAATATGATAAAAATGTTCGCATACAACGAGACAATCTTCCCAAGAGAAATAAACACCTACCTTTCTGGAAGTCGTGCTCGTTTAGCGTTTGCAAACTCTTATTGGAAGAATGATGCTGATATAGAAACTGTAACAACTTTCTATAGCAATTTTGATGTTCTTTTTTATTCTCCCACAATTGAAGCAAGAGACAATAGACAAGTCCCAAGATTGACTGCTCCATTCACAACTTCTCAAGGATATGTCATCCAGAGGTCTGAACAGTTGCCTTACAATCCTTCTAACCCTTCGACACCTCAAGGAACAGGCCCAGGCACTGCATCTATATGGCCAATGGATTCTTATTTGTGGTCTGATTTGTCCGATACATATGCTGGGTCAGCATTCAATACAGGAACCTATTCGGCTTCTGTTATCTTGGCTGACCAATCAACTACCGCTTGTGGTGAGCTTATGATGACTCATTACGGGACAGTGATAGATTATACAACGGACAGTAATCCGCTGTATGTCACAAGTAGTCGCAGTTATTACTTAACAGCCGATACAGTATCTTCTCAGTATGTTTATAACATTGCTTTTGCTACAGGAACTCTCAGCACCCTTACTACATCTGTTGAGCCCCGTATTCCAGGTGGGCCTTTCTCTCGTCCTGCTTGGACAGCGGCTTCTGAGCGAAGATTTGTCGATGGAGAAAACAAAGGGGACTTGGCTACTCAGGTTTACCCATTCTATAATAGTTACGACCAGTGGGTAGCCGAACTAAGACTTAAAGGCAAGGCCCACACAATTATTCCAGAGTATCGTGTAAGCGAGCATGTATCCGAGTTTAAGACCAATCGAACACTGTTCACAGCGATTTCTTCCTCACTAGAAATCACGGGAGCAAATACAAATAATTTTGACGGAACGAACACAGACTTCTACACAAGGTATTCTACTACGGATAATATGGAGTTCTTATCTGACTTTATGACATATGATAAGGGCGATGTCAATTTTATTTTTAATGATTATCCTCGTCACTTTGAGATAAATTCTGATGCGATTATGAAGTTGTTGCCTTACGATGGATTCTATCCAATGAATAGAACCCTTGAAATATCAACACTTTTCTCCCAATCCTATAGTGCTGCTGCACAATTTACAGGCTCTGAGGCTGGTGCTCATAGTCAGTGGAGAACATTATTAAGACCATACTTCGCACCAGGCATCATGTATAACTCCATCAAGTCTGGTGTTGCTGTTGATTATCCAATCCGCAGGGTAACAAGAAATGAAGGACAATATGTCGAGCAAAATACTGTTGTTTATGATCCAATATATCCAGGCTATAAGATTGGCTACCCATTGTTCGGCAGCCTCTACGGTGCTTTAACTGGTGCTGCTGATGTTTCAGGTACAATCCCAGGGGGACAAAGAAGAAATAGAGAAGATTTTGATTGGACCGATCCAGATGTAAATGCTTTATTCTGGGCAGACAGACTTCCTTTTGAGTCTATTTTGGCACCTGAAGATTACTTAACTGCTGATTTAGGCACCACAACTGGTTCATTGGCAACAGTGATGTCTGATATTAACACATTCCTTCACCTAGATGTTACAGCGTCTTTCACTGAAGGGCAGATAGATTCTAACAATCTTTACAAAAAAGCAGTATCTAACTTCCTTGCTAATGTTCCACAATTTTTCTTGAAGACAAAGGAGAATAAGTTTGGATCTCCAGGGAAACTCACGAAGTTTGTATCTCAATTCGGCAGCCCATCCAAGGGCTCTCAAGAAGTTACAGCCGCTGCTCGTACTGTAACTATTGATCCTAAAAAGGCTTACATGATGGAGATCGGTCTAATGAAGACTGATCAGTTCAATATGTACAGCAACCCAGCAGCTTTTGGTCCAGCAACTAACACAAGCTATATTTACCAGCCTTGGGAAATTGCCGAGGCCTCTGGCTCCTGGGTACCCTCTGGTTCTGCTTGGCCTAAACACCGTGGTGAGTTCGCTCCATTTACACCACCATATTACTACGGACCTTCACTGGCTCGTATTACCTTCATGCCTTTGGGGGACAAAGAAGAATATACACTAGAAGAAATCCTAAACAATGATCGTGGTGAAGTCTTTGTAGATTTCCTCAATGAAAGCGGAAGTTACTATGATGCTACATCAGGCTCTTATGTCGATGCTTACGGAAACACCATAACAACAAACACAACACCTGCTTATAAGTGGAATCGTGCTTGGCTCAACAGAATGGACATTGATGCCTCTATCAACATAGACAATGAGTTCCCAACTTCAGCAGGGTCTTCATATAAATCAGTAGATCCTAATAAATGGACAATCATGCCTAAGTGGGAAAGTCCAATTCTAGATTTCCCAAGTATCACAAGAACCCCAGCCGTGCCGGCAGTTCCAGTTGCTTATGCTACTGCTTCAGCAACTATGGCA